AATGTCACTAATATAGGAGATTACAATTGGCATAATCTAATTATATATATACCAAATGGATCGCCAACTTACGACGCGAATGGTATTAACATGTGGCAAGACGGTGTTGAATTAGGTAAACCAGCTATCGTAGGATCAACTACTTGGGATGCTTTTACAGAAATAAAAGGCATGAATAGAAATGGTGGTCTTACTGGTACAGGTACACAATGGAGCAACTGGGCTTTATTTGAAAACGTTACACCTAGTGATTCTGTAATAGAGACGATATTTAACCGTGGAACACCTGGCGATATATCGTCTTTAAACCCTAGTATATGGTATAAATTAGATAGTACAGACACTACTTTTGCAACTACAGGTTCTAAATCTACTGCTCTTTCTATCACTGACTCTAGTTCAAATAACAACAATGCAACAGGGCCTTATGACTATGATGCAGCTATTAATTCAAGGCCTGTTATTATAAATGGCGATGTGCAAAATGCTATAGCTGGTTATTATATGAATGGTAAAGAACTTACAGATTTTAGTGTTTCCGCAAGAGATGGCGAAAGTTCAGGTATGAACACTACAAACATAGTTCAAAGTAATCTAACTAGAAAAGTTCCTTATAGTAGTTATAGTACTAGTTTTTTAGGCACAGCAGATTATTTTACTTCTACTCCTTCTCTTGGAATAACAAATGCTATAACTATTTCAGCCTGGGTTAAAATACCAACAACAAACACAACTATCACGTCTCCACAAGAAATTATATGCGAAGACAACACGGGTGGGGCTGAAAGAAATTGGAATTTATATTACAGAAATCAAGGCGGTACTAATAATGTCTTTAATTTTGTAGTATTTCACACAGACGGCAGCAATACAAGTATTGTCACAACTGGAATAACACCCAATAATGGACTTTGGCAGCACGTTGTTGGAACTTTTGATGGAACTACAAATGCTAATGGATTTAAGCTATATGTAAACGGACAACAAGCCGCAACTCCATCAACTGCAAATTCTACTGGCGTAAGATCAACCTCTGGCGTAGGCCCTAGTATTGGAGCTCTTGAGCACGGACCTTGGCCTATTGATGCTCATATTTCTAATTGCGCTGTCTGGGAGGCTGCTATTACGCAAGATGATGTTTTAAACCTTTATAATAATGGAGTAACTCAAGATTTAAATAATTTTAGATTAACTCCTTATGCTTGGTGGCCATTAGACGAAAATAGCGTATACTTTAATGGATCTGTTTTAGTTGCTAGAGATCTTATAAACGCTAAAGATGTTACTGGAGTTAACTTAGACCAGAGTAATATTCAAGGAACTTCACCTGGGTCTGAAGCAAGTGGAACTGGAAGTAATTTAAGTATTTCAAATTTAAAAGGTAATATGAATAACAGCACGAATAACTCATATAGTGTTAATATGGCTGATTACGCAAGCGGCGTAACAAACCCAGCTAATTCAGGTAGATCAACAGATACTCCTAGTTAATTAAAAATAAAATGACAACATATATAGTAATAAATATAGATACACAAACTAGGTTAATAGATTTTAGCCAAGTTAATACAACTAGCTCTCAAACTATGAGAAGAAACTTAGCAAATACAGAAGCTATCATTTCTTATCAAGTAGAACCTAGCTTTATAACAAATGGCTCTGTAGTGCCTTTGCAAACTTTAAATCATGAAGATGCTTTAGCACTATTAGCTACTCCAGCTTGGACTGACCCTAACGTTGATCCAAACGAAGATTAAGTAAAAAATCGATATGACTGGTAATATTCCTATAGACAACCCTATTGTTAGAACTTACTGGATAGCTTATGGCGATTCATCAGAAGATGACGTTAAGGGTTATGGGTTTGTGGATCCTCATCAAAAGCTTTTGTGTAAATGGTTTATAGACGAAACTATAGACGAAGCTGAATGGATAGCTGAGTTGAAAAAACATGGTATAGATCCAAATCCGCCTGAAGAAGAACAAGGCGAAGAATAAACAAAATATAATTAAATTAAATCAAATGAAAATTAAAGAAGAAGAATTAAAATTAATTCAAGAGCAACAAAAGCAGCTTAATGAATTAGTTCATAACATCGGATTATTAGAAAGCCAAAAGCATGGATTACTTCATGATATAGCTGGTGCTAATAAAGAAATAGAAGATTATAAAGAAGTTTTAGAAACTGAATATGGTCCAATAGAAATCAACCTGGAGGATGGTTCTTATACTAAGATAGATGTCGAAAGTAATAAGGAAGATTAGTATAGGTTCTGACTACAAGAACGATGCGATGCATTATTCAACTGGTCAGGAAGTATATGGTGGACACACTATTAGCGATATTCTTTTTGAAGATCAAGACCAATCATATAATATTTTTATAACTAAAAATAATGAAGTCTTACCTTGGAAAAAGTTTAATGCTAATATGGCAATATCAGTTGAGTATGATCTTAAGTACTAGTGAAAAGCTTATATTACTTTATTGTTAAACCTTTTGAAGATAGGTATGACAATATACGAAAAGTTGATAATAGGGAACTTGTTATTAATACTAGCATTGAAAATCATAGATTTATTAGTAAAAAAGCTGTAGTAGTTTCAACTCCTGCAGCTTATGCTACTAAAATAAATGTTGGAGATGAGCTGTATGTTCATCACAATATATTTAGAAGATGGTATGATCAAAAAGATAGAGAGCGAAATAGTTCTACTTATTTTAAAGATGATCTTTACTTTGTAATACCTGAACAAATATATATGTATAATTTAAAACCGCATTTAGATTATTGCTTTGTAAAGCCATTAAAAAACCAAAACCTATTAGAGAATAGAAAAGAGCAACCTAATGTTGGTATAGTAAAATATGCTAATAATGCCTTAGAAGCCGTAGGAATAACACCTGGGACGCTTATTACGTTTACACCTGACTCTGAGTTTGAGTTTGTTATAGAAGGTGAACGACTTTATTGTATGAAATCTAATGATATAGCTTTAACTCATGAATACCAAGGAAACGAAAAAGAAAATAATCCAAGCTGGGCAAAAAGCAGTTGAGGAACTTATTAAGGTAGCAAAAGAAAAGATTGTTGACTCAGACGATGATGTAAGCGCTGACAGATTAAAAAACGCTGCCGCAACTAAGAAGCTAGCTATATTTGATGCTTTTGAAATACTTAATCGTATTCAACAAGAAGAAGATATGCTAAATGAAAAACCTAAAGAAGTTAAAGAACAAAAAACTTTTAAAGGTTTTGCAGAAGGGAGAAGCAAATGAGTTATAAACAAACTCTTTGGAAAGAAATTAAGAACGTTGTAAATCCTAAAATATTAGCTAAAAACAATAGATTTAAAAAATGGGAGTACGGTTACAACTCTGATTATGATTTTGTAGTAATAAGTAAAACTGGAAAAATTGGACAAATTATTGAAATACAGAATCTCAGGATTGCTTTACCAGCAGCAAATGAACCGTTTAAACGAAGTGAAAAAAAAGCGGAGCAATATTGGGAAAAGCAAGAATATCCAAAAGAATTAAAAAGAATCAAAAGTAGATTTGACTGGGAAGAATATCCAGCTGAATTTAAAGAAAAATGGTACGATTATATAGACGATGAATTTACGAGAAGAGAACAAGGATATTGGTTTTCCAATAATGGTGTTAATACTTACATTACTGGCACTCATTACATGTACTTGCAATGGTCAAAGATCGATATTGGAGCACCAGACTTTAGAGAAGCAAACAGACTCTTCTTTATATTTTGGGAAGCATGTAAAGCAGATGCGAGATGTTACGGTATGTGCTACCTTAAAAACAGACGATCTGGATTCTCTTTTATGTCAAGCGCAGAGCTTGTCAACCAAGCTACAATATCTTCCGATGCTAGATTTGGAATACTTTCCAAGTCTGGAGCAGATGCCAAGAAAATGTTCACGGATAAAGTTGTACCCATATCGGTCAACTACCCTTTCTTTTTTAAACCCATTCAAGATGGTATGGACAGGCCGAAAACTGAATTGGCATATCGAGTTCCAGCATCTAAACTTACTAGAAGAAAGCTTGAGTCGAATGAACAGCTTAGAGAACTAGACGGACTTGATACAACTATTGACTGGAAAAATACAGGTGATAACTCTTATGATGGTGAAAAGCTAAAGCTATTAGCTCATGATGAAAGTGGTAAATGGGAAAGACCTGACAATATATTGAATAACTGGAGAGTTACAAAAACTACATTACGTCTTGGTTCTAGAATCGTAGGTAAATGTATGATGGGCTCAACTTCAAATGCTTTAGACAAAGGTGGAAACAATTTTAAAAAATTATACTACAATTCAGACGTTACTAAAAGAAATAGAAACGGACAAACATCTTCTGGGCTCTATAGCTTGTTCATTCCTATGGAATGGAACTACGAAGGATTCATCGATACTTATGGACTACCTGTCTTCGTTAGAGGTAAAAATCCAATCAAAGGAGTTGATGGTTATGAAATTACAACAGGAGTTATCGAGCACTGGGAAAACGAAGTAGAAGGATTAAAATCCGACCAAGATAGTTTAAATGAATACTATAGACAGTTTCCAAGAACTGAAGCACATGCTTTTAGAGATGAAACAAAAGAAAG